GATGGCATACTGGCACATGGCGCACAGGCCGTACCGGGTGAAGGGAGAGTGCAGCCGCAGGGAGTACAGGGCGTGAAACAGCAGGAGGGGAGGCAGCAATGACAGAAAAAGAATTTTTGCAGATAGGGAAGAATAACCGCAGGCTGAAGCAGCTTCAGGAAAAATATAAGGAGCTGAAATATGACGACGGAACCAGCATCAAGCCACAGGATGGGATGCCCCGTGCGCACAGTACGTTTAATACTTCCATGAGTTCCGTTGAGGAAGCATGTGATATAGAACTGGAGTATAAAGAACTATATTACCGGAATACACGGTTAATACAACACGCCAGGGCATACATAGAAGCAATGCCGGATTGGGTTATTCGCCTTGTATTGACACTAAGATATATCAACTGCCTTCCTGAGTATGAAGTAGCAGCAGCGATAGGAATAACCGAACAGGAGTGCAGGAGGATTCTGGTCGTACATTTCAACAATGTGTTCTAAATATTCTAAATGTTATAAAACGCTTGACATTTGAAGGTATTGACTGTTATACTCAAAGAGTCGAAGTATATAAAGAATTGAAACGTCCTGTAGAGATACAGGGCGTTTTGCTATGCAGAAAGAAGGTGTTGCAGGATGGCAAAAAAACTAACAGAAAAACAGAAACGTTTTGTAGAGGAATACCTGATTGACCTGAATGCGACACAGGCTGCAATCAGGGCGGGATACAGCCCCAAAACGGCAAATGAGCAAGGTACACAAAACTTAGCAAAACTTAGTATTCAGGATGCTGTTGCAAAAGCTATGGCCGAACGCTCCAGAAGGACGGGCATCAACCAGGACAGGGTTCTCCAAGAGCTGGCTAAGCTGGCGTTCGTAAAGATTACAGATGTGATTGATACAGAGAATGCAAAAATAAAGAGCGGGGCGAAGGAGGAAGACCTTGCCTGCATCCAGGCGGTCAAAATCAAGCCGAACGAATGGGGCACGGAAAGGGAAGTAAAGCTGTGCGACAAGAAGTCGGCACTGGAGCTTCTGGGAAAACATCTGGGAATGTTTAAGGATAACCTGAGTTTGACGGTGGATACATCCGAAAAACTGGATGATATTATTTCGCAGTTGGGCGGTGAGGGGCTTGAAGAGTAGCGGCTTTCCCCTGTCCCAGAAATATCTGGATTTTATTAACACGGTGGACAATGTGGATGCGGATTTTCTGGAAGGGACTACCGCCAGCGGTAAAACAACAGTAGGCGCCGGCGTGAAGTTTATGCGGATGGTGAGCCGCAGCAGAAAAAAATCGCATATCATAGCGGCAAAGACTACAGGCATAGCGGAAAAGAATATTCTGCAGCAGGATAACGGTATTTTGGATATCCATAAAAGTGCAAAATATTACGGGAACGGAGATAAGGATAACAAGCTGCCGCATATCAAGTTCGAAGGGAAGATTATTTACGTCCTGGGGTATGACAACCGCGATAAGTGGGAGTTGGTTCTGGGCTCGCAGTTTGGATGCGTCTACATAGACGAGATTAATACAGCAAACATAGATTTCGTAAGGGAGGTATCAACCCGTAATGATTACCTGATGGCGACGCTCAACCCAGATGACCAGAACCTGCCAGTATATAAAGAGTTTGTAAACCGTTCCAGGCCGTATAAGAAATATGAGCAGGACGTGCCAAAGGAGATAATGGCAGAACTGACAGAGACACCAGTGCCGAAATGGAGGTACTGGTTTTTTACGTTCCGGGATAACTTAAGCCTCACGGAAGGGGATATACAGAAGAAAATCCAGTCAGCCCCGCCAGGTACGAAGCTGTATAAAAATAAAATACAGGGGTTGCGTGGAAAAGCGACGGGCCTAATATTCCCTAATTTTGACCACAAGAGGCACGTGATTACAAAAACTTGGGTAAAGACCCGGGTAGAATCGGGGAAGTTGCGGTTTAAAAAGTTTACCGCCGGGCTGGATACGTCTTACTCCTCTAAATCGCCCGATACTATAGCGATGATTTTTCAGGGAATCACAGAGGACAGGAAACTTATTACCTTGGAAGAAAAGATATACAGCAACGCAGAGCTGGATCAGCCTCTGGCGCCATCCGACACAGCAGTGAAGTTTGTGGAGTTCCTGGAACGCTGCCGGAAGGAATGGGGATTTACAAAGGATGTGTTTATAGATTCAGCAGACCAGGCGACTATTACGGAGCTTAGGAAATATAAGAGATTGAATGGATGCCTGTATAAATTCATTGATTCTTACAAGAAAATAAAGATTCTGGACAGAATCAAGCTACAGCTTGGCTGGATTCAGCAGGGCTGTTACCTGGTTGTGGACACCTGTATGGGACACATCGCGGAACTGGAGCGATACTCATGGGATGAAGAGAAGGACAAGCCAGAGGACAGGAACGACCATACAATCAATGCGAACCAATACGCCTGGATACCTTACCGGCAAATGATTGGCTTTGAAACGGAGGATATGAAATGAGGTGGATGGACAGAATGAGCGAGAATATCAAACGGGGAATCAGGAGCTGGCTGAACGTAATGCCTGCCAGCCCATATGCTATACAAATCAATGAAATACTGGATTTTGAAGCAAACGCCATCCGTAACCGCATCTGGTACAGAGGGGATGGGAATGAACTGGAGCAGATGTACCGTCAGGCTCCGGAATATGCGGATAAATATAAATTCTGGGCGAGCAGGTGCAGCCCGGGGATGGAAATGAGAAAGATCCATACGGGGCTCCCAGGGTTGATTATACGCATACTTACGTCAATTGTCCTGTCAGATATGAACGATTTTGAATTCGCGGAAGAGCAGCAGAAACAGCTCTGGGAAGTGATTGCAAAAGAAAACAGATTTGTGAAGAAGATGGAAAAGGCATTAAAAGAAGTCCTTTACATCGGGGATGGCGCGTTTAAGGTTGCAATAGATACTACAATCAGTGAGTATCCAATCCTAGAATGGTATCCTGGTGAGCAGATTGAAATTATACGGCAGCGGGGCAGGGGAAAAGAAGTTATTTTCAAAACGGCTTATAAAGAACACGGGAACCAATATGTCCTGAACGAACGCTATGGATATGGCTATATCAAAAATGAGCTGTACCACAATGAAAAGCTGGTAGATATAAAAGCGATTGCGCAGACGGCGGGACTCTCAGACTACACATTCGATGAAAAAGCGATGCTGGCCGTGCCGATGCAGGTTTATGAAAGCGCAAAGTATGAAGGGCGCGGGGGCTCTGTTTTTGATGGGAAGCTCGACAGCTTCGATGCATTCGACGAAGCATGGAGCCAGTGGATGGATGCTCTGAGGGCAGGGCGGGCAAAAACATATATTCCAGACTGTCTGGTGCCGCATGATCCTGAAAGCGGGCAGTTGATGAAACACAACGCATTTGACTATCGGTATTTTTCGGCAGATGGGGATATGCGTGAAGGCCAGAAAGCAGCTATCAGCACAGAACAGCCCTCGATTCCGCATGACAGCTATCTCGCAAGTTATGTCACAGCGCTTGACCTTTGCCTGCAGGGTTTGATCAGCCCATCAACTCTTGGAATAGATGTCAAGAAGCTGGATAATGCGGAAGCACAGAGGGAAAAGGAAAAAGCGACGCTTTATACCAGGAATGCGGTTATTGAAGCCTTGCAGGACACGTTGCCGGAACTAGTAGGCGCAGCGGTCAATGCCTATAACATCCTGTTTAAAAAGCCGCTGGAAGAGGTAAGGGTAAACATTCCGTTCGGGGAATATGCGAACCCAAGCTTTGAAAGCCAGGTGGAGACAATCAGCAAGGGCAAACAGGGTGGGATTATGAGCATTGAGGCAGCTGTCGAGGAGCTTTATGGTGACAGCAAGGACGAGAAATGGAAAATGGATGAAATTGCCCGCCTTAAGGCCGAGCAGGGAATCCAGGAGTTGGAGGAACCGTCGGTAAGCCTGGACGGTTTGGTTACGGAGCCTGAACAACCAGCCATTAGTATGTTAAATGGGGCGCAAATAGCTTCCCTTATGAATGTTATAAAAATGGTGAAGGAAGGGAGCGTAACCAGGAACGAAGCAATTTCTATCATCACCGCCACACTTGGTATTTCAAGGGAGAATGCAGAGAGTTTCATTGAGGAGGGAATATCTAATGAAAGTCAAAGTAGCGAATCGAATGTATCGGATGAGCCGCAGTGAGTACCAGGGGCTTTTGAAGGTAGCAAAGGAACAGGTACCCAAGGGGATTTACGCAATAGAAAAAAGCGATTACGCGGAACTACGCAATGACAAATGCGAAAGTATAACGAAGCTAAAGGCATTAGCCCAGTCTTTTAAGGTTCAGGGTTTTAAGGTTTATATGAACGGAAGGTAAAAGCCATGCCAAAAATTAATGATGAATACGACATAGGGGCTGCATTCCAGGCGATAGAAAATGAATTGATAGCGTCCATGCTCCGGAACATGAAGGATCATAAGCTGGATGAGGCTGACGAGGGGAAGCAGTGGAGCATGTGGCAGGCAGAACAGCTGAAAGCCCTGGAAAAGTATAAGCAGCAGAACCAGAAGAAATATGTTGGAAAGTTCCGTGATATCAATACAAAGATAGAGGCTCTTATCCGCCATTCCAGAATCGAAGGGAATATGCAGCAGGAAACAGAGATATTGAATGCCATAAAAAGCGGATTCCGAGGGGCGAAACGTATCAGCACTGGCGGGACGGCAGAATTCTTCCGGTTGAATGACAGGAAGCTGGAAGCTCTTATCAAAGCAACAACCAGTGATATGGAAAAGGCAGAGACGGCAGTACTACGGATGGCGAATGACCAATACCGGAAAATTATCTTTAATGCCCAGGTATATGCGAATACAGGGGCCGGGACTTATGAAAAAGCAGTGGACATGGCATCTAAGGACATGCTGGCAGCAGGGCTGAACTGCGTAGAATATAAAAATGGGGCAAGGCATACGCTGGCAGATTATGCGGATATGGCCATACGCACTGCTTCCAAGCGTGCCTACCTGCAGGGGGAGGTGGAGAAGAGACAGGAATGGGGGATATCCACTGTCATTGTGAATAAACGCGGAAATCCCTGCCCGAAGTGCCTGCCATTCTGTGGAAAAGTTTTTATAGATGATGTGTGGAGCGGGGGAAGCCAGAAGGATGGCAGATATCCACTGTTGAGCAGTGCGGTGGCAGCGGGGCTTTATCATCCAAGGTGCCGAGACAGCCACACAACCTATTTCCCGGAAATATCAACTGCGGACGACGCATGGACAAAGGAGGAACTGGAGAAGGTAGACCTGGAAAACAGGACAGAGGCCAAACAACAGTATGCAAAACGGCAGGCGGAGAAGTTCAGGCGGTTGGCGGAGAATTCATTGGACGAGGATAATAAAAGAAAGTACCAGGTGAGAATGGGTGAGTGGGAAAAAGCAAGGGAGAATTTCTCAGATCAGATTGATTTCATGAAGATTTTCAAAGGTAAAAAAACTGAAATAGAGGAGCGTTCAAGGGAATTTTATCGCAGCCTTCTCAATGTGGAGAATGAAGATATGTATCAACTCTTGCAGCAATCGTACAAAAGGGTAAAAATAGAGCCATCAGGTAAAAGGCGTTCCTATTTCAGCAGAAAAGACAAAACTATCTACCTTGCAAGAAATATAGATAAAACTACAATAGCGCATGAATTGTTTCATGAGATAGACAACACGTATGGGATAACCGATAATGGTGCTTTGAAAACAGAACTGATAAAAGATTATGAGCACCTGAAAAAAATCAGCCGTGGAAAATCTATTGCTGATATGATATACTATAGGCATCCGGAGATATTTGATAAATCGTATGTTGAATTGATTGTAAAATCAGAATATCGTGGCATATCGGATATTTTAAGCGGATTGACAGAAGGCAATATGGACTTAGGCTATTATCATTCGAAAGAATATTGGAAAAATCCAGGAGCTTTGCAAAGAGAAACGTGGGCTCAATATGGTAGGATGTATTACTCTGAGGATGAAAAAGTTTTGAAAATTTTGCAGGAGCTGTTTCCAGATACAACCAAAGAATTCGAGAGAATTATCAAGGAGATGATTAAGTAGTGTGGTATGGTAAAGATACGGAAGAACTTAAAAAATTAAATAAT